ATGCTGAACGCTGTGACTTCTACGGCGCGATTCGCTCTCACGCAGCAACAGGTTCCGGAAGCGCACGCCCTGATAACCGTTCCGGAGGCAGGGAAGCGTCTGACCGGCACGATCGTCGTCAGCATCACGGACGCGCCGTTCTCGCTCGACAATCCCGAGCACGTCGCGATCGCGAACCGCATCGAGATCCGGCTCGTCGATCAAGACTTGCTTCCCGCCTACGTCGATATCTGAACCTGCCGGCGCGATTACCGTGCCGGCAGCTTTCGTCAAAACAACCCGGCTGGCTCCGCTGCATCGTCCCAATTAAAAATGATCAGTTCGCGACGCTCACCGCCCTTTCCTCCGCCTGCCGTGTACTGAATCGACACGCTTTCGATGTCGAAGCCGATAAACAAATGTCGAATCTCGGGATGGTCATGCAGGCTGACGATCGCCCGTCCCTCGAGCGACCGAAGCCCCCTCAACATCGAGCAGACCCAGAGGCTGACCGGCACTGTCGTCGCCGTTCCGACTGCGTGTCCTTTTGCCGCGACACCAAGGCAACTTTTCGGAAGATGGCAGCCCCACCGCACACCGTCGATCAACGACGAGCCTTGCAATCCTCCATCCATTTTCGCAGCTTAATAAGCTCATTAAAAAGGGACGCATACACTACCAGATTTGATAGTTTCGTCCTTTCAAAATCTAGACTCTAATAAACTCGCACACTTTTCCCATCACATCGATGGCGATTAACCAATAAATCCAGTGGAGTTAAAAATGGGCAAAGCGAATACCATCGAGCTCACAAACAACACATCATTTACTCTCGTCCTGCATACGATATACGCCAACACGGGCAATTGGTCCGGCGATTATCCGCCGGCCTATTTACGGCCGAACGATACGCTTATTTTTACGAGTACGCTTGATGGAAAAGGAGATCTAAACGGCTCAGCCCGTTTCGACATCCTTGATACAGCGGTCAAGAGATGTCCGGACGCGACCTACGTACAGCTCAACTGGGACAATCCCGTCGGAGCGGACAATGGGGGATCCTCGTCCGTAGTCGGCGCCACAGCACAGTTCTTCAACGTAAGTGGCCCAACTATGAGTGGCGACTATGGCCATCCGACTTTTTCGTGGAGCGTTAACGGCGCGTGAGATACGCCCAAGAGCGGATGGTCGATCGGCGTCTATCGAGTTCGGGACCGTTGGGTTACGCTTCTTTGGGATGCGCATTCGATTTACGACGAATACAGCGATCCGCTCGCAGCCGCCAAGCACCACGCGTCATTGACGTCCGACGATGAGGAAGACACGCTGACGCGAGATGCCGCACAACTGGCAGAACTGACAGGTGTCGTGACTGCACAACCGTAACAGTCGCCCGCCGGGCGCGCTCGATGGTAAATTTGCACGCCAATTTCCATGAGAGGGCCCAGTGGTCAAGCGCGCGATCATCTGCGTCGGCGACACGACGACACACGGCGGCAAGGTGCTCGAAGGCGCCCCGACGTTCACGCTCAACGGACGCAATGTGGCCGGCGTCGGCCACCAGGTACTTTGCCCTCGCTGCAAGGGCATTTTCCCCATCCTCCCCGATCTGCTCGGCCGCCGCTACCCGCACACGATCGGCGAGCGCGACACCGCCGTCGAGGGCATGCGCACGGCCTGCGGCGCGGAGTTGATCGCATCGCAGGGCACCGGAACGATCGACGACGTCGGCGCGGGCGAGCGCGGAGACGGCGGCTCGCCCGGCGGATCGGCAGCCGCGGCGGCGGCCGCGGTCGCCCCTTCCCCCACGCTCTGCCTCGAATGCCTGAAGGCGGCGGCCAAGAACGCCGCGACGATGGTCGCACGCGGATGATGACGCCGCCGAATATCGAAGCGCATTTCGAGATGCGCCGTCAGCAGATCACGTTGCCCGCGCGGCTCTTCGCGGTGGTCGACGCGCTGCTCTTCGCCGAAGCGTCCGACGCGCCGCCGCTGCGTCGCGCGAACTATTCGATCGCGCTGTTCGACCGCACGCCCGACGCATCGCTCGCCGAGCACGGCCCGTGGCTGATCGATTACGCGCTCGCGCCGGGGCCGATTCGGCGCGTGCTCGCCGAGCTCGCGGCCGGGCCGGTCGGCATGTCGTGGCTGATCAGCGCGTATCCGTTCGAGCGGCTGGCCGCCGAGCTGCGCGAGCACCTCGACGTGCGGTTGCCGGACGGCCGCACCGCGCTGCTCCGGTTCTACGACGCGCGCATCATGCCCGACATCGCGCGCGTGATGCGCGACGCGCAGCGCTCGCATTTCTTCGTCGCGACGTACGACTGGCTCGTCGAGATCGACGGGCGGCTGACCGGAGTGCATCCGCATGCTTGAACTGAGCGCAGAACAGGTGGCCGGACTGGCGCAGATCGACGAGCGCGGCTTCGTCGAGCGCGTTCGGCAGGATCTCGTGAAGGAGAATCCGGCGTTTGCCGATGACGGCGGCTTGTCGTCCCGCCTATGGACCGCGTATCGCGCCGCACGCGCGCTCGGCATCGAGCGGGACGAGAACGTCGTCGCGCTCCTGAGGCTCGAGGCGTACGCGCCGGGTTTCTACGAGAAGCCCGCGACGAAGGCTTGGCTCATGCGCCCCGGCCGCTCGGCCGACGCGCGCTTTCATGACTATCTACGCGTCATCAAATGGCGTATCGAACATCCGGACGGAGGGCTGGAACATGGCGGGATTGGTATTTCCGGTAATAGAAGCGGCGGCGGTGGAGCTTGGGCCGATCTTGGCGCGCGTTGGCGTCGCCTTGTTGGGCGGCGCGACGGTGGCGGGAACGGCGAGTCTGTCGGGTGATACGCCGAAGGAGGACAGCAAGGCGACGCCGGATGTACGGGCATTGCCGCGCACCGGTGAAAGCTGCAAAAAATGTCCGCCAGAAGCAGGCACACGTGTACGTCGAAATCACGGAGTAAACTGGAATTCGTACCGCTATCAAGCACGCATCACCGGTTTCCCATTTGATACCGAAGCCTGCCGTTGGAGCGAAGAATGGCGCTGGTTGGGGGTTGACTTTGATGGGTTCCAGCCAGGCGAATGCCTGCTTCAGGAGACAAAGGGCAACTACGACCAGTTTCTCGACGGCTCCATACCGAAAGCGGATCAGTGGTTTGATGGGTTCAGAAGCATGCAGGATCAAATCATTGCGCAAGGCACCGTCGTGCGCGCCAATCCCCCCGCACGTCTGATGTGGTACTTTGCGACGCCGCTTGCTCAAAAAAAGATGGCCACGGCGCTTGCTCGTATGGGTATTCCGTCCGTCTATCAACCGTGATCGAACATGGAAATCAATACGATGTTCCGGGACACGACTCTGTCGTCCCGTGACTATGAAGAGATGCTCGCACGTGAATCGCGACTCGTCGACTTGCTATCGACGAAAAGTCCGACAATGGCGCGTGCCAATTGGCGCGTGACGGGCGACACTCTAGAAGAGGCAAATAGCTACCCTGCCTTTGAGGCCGATGGAGCACCGTCCAGGCCCGCGCTCGCGGTCTTGACAGAGCGAGGTCGCGGAAACAAACACGGTGTGTCGCATGCTGCGATCTGGAACGCCGCAACGAGCGCCGAGGAAGGTGCGTCAATCTCTTGCCACGTATCGGACGCGAAGGTGCTTCCCGATACGTTGAGCGTGAGTTTGCGCGTGCCGGGCTGTTACGCCACCGCAGACGATTTTGCCGATGTGATCAAGGCGATCGTCGCCGCATTCCATCCCGCCGTAATAGAAGCATCACCAGACGGGTATTTCGAAAAACAGGTCTTCGATGACAAGCCCGGCGTTGGCTGGATGCTGTACCTACCGAAGATCATCACGCAACAACAGGTTCCGGAAGCACACGCCCTGATACCTGTTCCGGAGGCAGGCAAGCGCCAGACCGGCACGATCATCGTCAGCGTCACGGACGCCCCGTTCTCGGTCGACAATCCCGAGCACGTCGCGATCGCGAACCGCATCGAGATCCGGCTCGTCGATCAAGACTTGCTCCCCGCCTACGTCGATATCTGAAGCTGAACCCGCCGGCGCGATTACCGCGCCGGCTGCACGCGTCCAAACAATCCGACTGGCTCCGCCGAGTCGCCCCAACTAAAAGTAATCCGCTCGCGGCGCTCGACGCCCTTTGCGCCACCGACCGTATACTGAATCGGCACGCTCTCGATATGAAAGCCCGCGAATACGCGCCGGATTTCAGGATGGTCATTGAGGCTGACGATCGCCCGCCCCCTTGATCGACCGTAGCCGCTCGGCGATCTTCTCGTATTCCGCGAACGGAAACGCGACGCCGTACCCTTCGGTCTCGAAGTACGGCGGATCGAGGTAGAACAACGCGCACGGCCGATCGCAACGATCAATGGACGTCGCCCAATCGAACCGCTCAATGTACGCATTCGCGAGGCGAATGTGAGAAATGTGAGCCGCCGATAGCTCCCACCCATACGCAATAGATTCAGGCGCGGGCAAACCCGCGCCGCAGCCTTCGTATCACGAACAGTCGAATTCCGCACGCCCTTGGCGCGCCCTCGACATAGACCTCTGCGCGCGCAACCACCAGCCGGTGTCTTTCTGACGGCGCCCTGCGTAACTTATGCGCGGCGAGACGTAGTTCAGCGTGACGATTGGGAGGGAAGGGGCAGGCTCAAAAAGCAATGCAAGCCATTGAAAACGCATGCCTTGTGGTGCTTTATCGTGCCGTATGAAGATGCTGTTGGTGCGTGAGGCCGGACTCGGTGAGTTAGTGGCGACGGGCATCCCGAGAGTTCATGGGGAATTTTTGGGAAGCGCCGCTGTCATCCGGATCTGGACTCAAAATTGTCCCCTATTCACTGTCCGGAATCACCGCATCATCCCCGATCGTCGCCGTCAGCGCATCGTCGCAATGCCCCCGGCTGATCCGGTCAAGCGCGCGGCAAAGCACGCAGCCCCAGCGACGGCCGGCGTTGCGCGCCTTGGCTGCGCGTTCCGAAATGGTCTCATTCGGGGAGCCGCCGGCGAGAGTGTTGAAACCCTCGTCGATCCAGACGGCGAAGTTCAGCAGATAGCGGCCGAGTTTCGTCATGTTCAGCCCCGGTTGTCGGCCGGAACGCGTGGATCGGCCTGCATCTTGCCGCGGAAGAAACTCGCCACGCCGAGTACGCCGCCGATCGCCACCCATGCCTCAGGGGGGATCGATGGCTGCTGAATCGACGGCCACCAGCCGCGCAGGATCGGAATGAAAAAGTAGGCGCCGATCCATGCGAAGCCGAAGCAGAAGCCGACGAACGGACGCCAACTGTACGTGGGCCAATGATCCGCCTTCGCCTCGACCTGCATCGTCTGGTTGACGGCCGCCGTGTTGGCCGTATCGGCCGCGAGCTCAGCCTTGGTAACGTCGGCCGCGATCTGCGCCATCTCGACCTGGGACTCGACGATCTTCGTCTGGAACTGCATGGCGAGGTTCGGATCGGCCTCGATTGCCGCGCGCGCCGCATCGGGGGTCGACGTGCCGGTGACCGCCTGTGCGACGCCGACGACCTTCGCGGCCACGTTTTCGGCGTTCGATCCGCCGAGCCAGCCGGCGATCATCGGCGCAAACTGCGCGAGCGCCATGGCGATGGGAATGAGCGGCATATCAGGATGCTCCCTTGATCAGGTTCGAGGACATGCGGTGAATCCAGCCGCGCCCGAATGTCGGCCACGGCTTGCAGGCGGTGAGGTAGTTCTGCCGGAAGGCGATGAAGCGCATCACGAAACGGAACGGATCGGCTTGCGCCACTGCGGCGATCGTCTGTGGACCGAGAATGCCATCAGCCTTAACGTTCGTCGCCTGCTGCATCCAGAGTACGACATGGCCGCCGTTGTAGTTGGCGTCGAGTAGCTGGAAAGCGATGCGCGGGTCATACTCATCGCAATGCAGCGGATCCCAGTATAGGCGCTTGGCGATCGCCTTCGCAGTCTCGAGCGGGAGATCGCGCATCGGGCCGGCATAGCCGCTCGCGCGCGCGACGCGCTCGGTGATTCCCCATCTGGTCGCGCCCCCTGGATCCTTCGGATTGTCGACATAGCCGCCTTCGTTGCCGACTAGTGCAATGAACGCATCATCGAAGCTGCTCATGATTCGTCTCCCGCGATTTTCGCTGGGATAGGCGCATCCTCATCGCGAAGATAGATCGTGCATGCGCGATGGAAGCCATCGGCGATCAGCAGCTTTCCCCCAGTACGCACGAGCAGGATTGGCGACAGTTTCTTGCCTTCCTCGATCTTCTTCAGGTTGTGCATGATGTGGCTGTTGTGCTCGCTGAGCACTTCCAGCCCGGACGCACGGATCACGTCCTTGGCCTTCCATTCGCGCACCGGCGCCGCGCGCAGTTCGTGCACGAGCATGGCGGTGCGCTCGATCGAAAAATGCAGCGAGAGATACGACAGCGCGGCGCTGTAGTCGTGCTGCTCGGGCTCGTCGAGCCAATGGATTTTCATCGCGCGTCCTCCTTGCGGGGAAACAGGTGATCCCTGATCTGCAAGATCAGCACGACGATCGTCAGCACCCCGACCCACCACGAGATGGTGTGGCCGTCCAGCCAGTTCCAGAATGTCGCGATGCCCCCCATCGGGACGGCCGTCGCTGACGTTGCGTTCGCCACGGCGCTTGCCGCGTTGCTGATCATTTCCTTGCTCATTAATGCCACTCCACAGTCAGTCGAGCCGTGTTCGACACGTTGAGTGCGCCTCCCGAAAGCTGCTGCACCTGCGCCGTGATGATCTGGCCCGGCGTTACCGGAATGACGCCAGAACAAACCGACGTTTGTGACGTGCCGCTGGAATTTCTCTGATCGGATGCGACCGGTGCCCCCGCCAGGTAAATACCTGCATAGCGTTGACCCGTCGCGTTGTTATCCCACGAGAGATTGAGGGTAATCGTTGCCCATTTGATATTGTTCGGGACAACGATGTTTGTCGGAGTACCGGATTGCCAACCAGCGAGCCGATCGTATTGCGAACCAGCCCATGAGAGCGCCGTCACCGTATTGTTCGGAATCGATTGCAGCGCGCTCAAATAGCAGTTCGTAATCGCAGGCTGAGAACCCCACGTCATCAGGCCGAGGCGGTTCGCGAAATCCAGCGAATCGCCGAAGATCGAGATGTCCGCACCGTTGCCGACCACCACCTGCTGAAGCACCGTATAACCCGGCAAATTGCCTGAGCGGCACCAGGCGCCATGTCCGAAGCTCGGCAGATTGCTGCTGCTGATCGGGTTGATCGTCGTGAGCACTTCGGTAATGCCCACACATGCGTAGAAGAAGTGGTTCTGCGCGAGCGATCCCGGATAGGCGGTCGAGATCGGATTCGAGCCGGTATCAGATGCATGCAGCGCAAGCGTCCCGTTCCATCGGCAGTTGAAAAAGGTGTTGTCGTCAGAGTTTTCGATATTGACGTGACGGCTCGTATAGTCCGAATTGAACCACTGGCAGTTCTTGAAAATGCATTGATTCACGCCGCCTTTCAGGCCATTGCCATACATCAGCACGGATTTCGCCGTGTTGCCGGTGATCTTCGCAGTCGACACCACCCAGTTGTCGAACTCGCACAATGAGAGCGATGTGTTCGTGCCCGAGCCGCCGTTGTAGAGGTCATTGACCGTTACACCGAGCGAAACACCGAGCGTGGTGTGCTGCACGACGGACCAGTCGGCATAGCGCGCGCCCCGCGTCGAGATAATCTTGACGCCCTGCTGCGCAATATTGTTGCAATCGAACATGATGCCTTCGATGCCGCCGCCCTCGAGCGGCGCGCTCACCGGAGACACGACGTCTGGCGGGCTGATCGTCAGCATGGTCGCAGCGGCGACGCCGTTCCAGACAATCCGAGTTCCGGCCGCCGCGACGATATTGGCCCACGAATTTTGAAAGGGCTGGTTGCCATCAAATGCGCCGCCATAGCCCTTCAGTCGGATGTACGGCGTACTGATCACGATCGGCTGCGAGATGGTCACCGCGCCGCGCGGAAGCAGCACTGTGCCGCCCGTTCCATTCGCGAGATAATTGATCGCGCGCTGGATTGCATTCGTGAAATCGAGGTCACCGATCTGAAAATAGTCGGCAGCCGAGATGGTTTCGTAGAGTTTCTGTGCAACCGTGCGCGGCGCTGCGCCCGTCCCCTGCTGTGTGAAGCCAAGAAGGGATGACGAGTTGGTGCTGGTCATCTGACGATATGTCACATAATCGCCAGCTGACACGCCGTCAGCCGCGCCCGTAATCTTGAAGCCGTTCATCGGGAGATTGGCGGTCGGCAACCCCTGCCCATCTCTCGTCACGCAATTCGACAGCCCATTCGCGATGTCTTGTTCCTGGGTCATCATGCGCAACGAGCTAATATTTACTTGATTCGCGGCGTCGGTCTGCCAGTTAAAAACCAAATTAAATACGCCGTTTCCGTTAAATGGCATGGTGAACCCCTATGCAAAATTCGATGACTGCCTTGGCTCCGTTGATGGCGCTGCTCATGTACGTGATCCTCAAATCAGGGGTTTCCGCTTGGCGTGCGCGGCGCCGCATTCAGAAGAAGCGCTCCAACAGTTCGTTGCTGCGCCGCATTACCCGTCGCCGGGACGGCATCTGAGAGGCGCGCGGCCAGTGCGCGATTCACGAACATCCGGTTTCCTGCGTTGTCGATCAGGCCTCCGACATACGGGAGATGCCGCAGGCCGTTCCCTACCAGGGCGCCGAGCGCGGAAGCAGTATTCGAGGTGTTGACCGGCGATGCTGCCGGGAACGCATTCATGTAGGCGCCCACGCGGCCGATCGTATTGAGTTGGCCGATCTCATCGGGCGAGAAGAAAGCGGAGAGCTTCGTCGGGCCGAAAGCCTGCATCTGCTGCATGTATGGCGACGGATTGAATCGCGCATCACCGGCCGGATTCGCACCGAACCCCTTCGCGACAAGCTGCGCGCCGATCTGGCTGCGCGCCGTGGCGAGCGCATCGGGTGCGTGCTCGCGCAGCAGGCTCGCCAGAGCGACGACATCATCCGTCTTGCCGCCGATGATGAAGCGCCGCACGAAGTCATCGGCCGATACGCGATCGGCGGCCGCGGCCTCGAGCGCGGGGATCTGCTCCTGCAGCGCGAAGCGTTGCGCGGCCAGTTGGCGTGCGGGAGCGTAGACGCCGCCCTGATCATCGGCCGACAGAATCGCGTTCTTTACGCTGGTGCGCAGCTGGCCGAGCGCCGCATTCGTCGCTGGATCGTTGCTGGCATTGGCATTGATGACCTTCAGCAGGTTCTCGGCATTCTCGATCGTGAATGTCTTCTGCTGTGTGCCGCCCATCAGCCCGAGCTGATTGAAGTTGTTGCGCACGCCGCTCGGCACCTTGTCGCCGAAATCGTTGAGCACTTGCGCATAATCCTGAGCGACGCCCGTCAGCGGCACGTCGAGGTTCTTGCCGCTCGATGCGCGCGCCGCCGCGTAGGCGTCGCTCACCTGCTGTGACATCTGGTTGTCGATCGACTGAAGCGACGAGCGAATCGCGCTGCCAGCCGAATAAGCATCGGCCGGCGTGCCCGCGAGCCCATAGAGCGCCTGCTGCAGCTGCGTGTTCTGCTGGTTCAGACGGTTGGCGATCGGCGCACCCGTTGACGTGCCGCGAATATTCAGCTCGCGCGCATACTGCATCGGGTCGCGCGTGATCTGCCCGAGCGTCGGGTCGATGCCGAGGTTCTGGAAGTCAACCGCGCGCATGGCCGCGGCTGGATCGACCTGCGGATTGTCCTGGATCGCCTGCGTAACTTGGCGCCGCAGCGGCTGGAAGTTGCCGAACTGGTTGCTCGCGGTCGACGATTGCGGCGCGGCACCTACTACCAGCGACGGCGTCGGCCCATACGACTGCCGCGCGGCGGGCCCCATCTCGTTCATCGCTCGCTCGATCCCAGAATCCGCGCGCGCCTCGGCAGCGGCCTGCGGAATCGGAGCAGTCGGCATCATTCGTGCGCCAGCCGCGCGCAGCGCCGCCGTAGCTCCGGAAGCCGCTGCAACACCGGCACCGGCGCCGAGTAGTCCCGCGCCGATCTGTACAGGAGCAGGCAGTCCGAGCTCGCGCGCAGTGCCAGAGCCGAGTCCCGAGCCGGCTGCGCCGGCCAGTTGCATGCCGGGCATTGCCTGCAGGCTGCGCCCGACTGCCTGCATGGTCGGCGAAGCAGCGTTCCCTAGGACCGATCCGATACCGATCGCCGCGCGGCCGATTCCGGCGGTCGGCGCGACGCCCGCCATCGCCGATGCCGCGTCTTGCACAACGCGCTCAGTCGCGTTCTGTGGCTGCGGCAGCCCGACGGCGTTCTCGATGTTCTGGACTGATTGCGAGACGGGCTGCAGATGCGGCAGAAGCATCGACTGCTGACCAGTGGCCGTGCCAGGCAGATTCGAGCCGGCGACCTTCGCATATAGCGCATTCACCGGATCGGCGATCAGATGGTTGTAACCAGCATTCAGCGCGTCGCCGAGCATTGCCGGCAACGCAGTAATGCCCGTCACGCCGGCGCGTGCGGTGAGGCCGGCCTGTCGCGCAAGCTCGGCGCCGGTCGAACGCGGCGCCGCGGCAGCTGGTGCCGGCGCGGCCGCGGGGGATCCATTCACATCGGCGAGAAACTGCGCGGCGAGCCCGGTCGGCGCGGAAGTGCCAGCCGCCGGTGCGCCGCTCGCCGGCGCAGTGCCCGCATCCTTCATGAACTGAGCGGCGAAGTCGGTCACTTGAGCGCCCCCAGCTGTTGCAGCGCCTGGATCTTCCCGACGATGCCCGGATCCTGCGCGATCAGGTTCTTCGCGAACACGGCGCGCGCCACCGGATCTTTGATGCCGGTGTACTGGAAAATGCGCGGATCGGCGTTCTGGTCGAACGTCAGCTCCGCGTTGGTATAGCCGGCCGCATCATTCGCATTGCGCAGCGGCGCGAGCACGCGCGCTTTCGCCTGGACCATCTGCTGCGCGCCAATCAGGTTATCGGCCGCTTCGTTGATGGCGCCCTGCGTCATGTGCGAATTCGGATAGGCCGATTGCAGGATCGCGCGCGCGGCATCGGTGCCCATGCCGCCTTGGCCGAGCCGCGCGGTGATCTGGTTGGAGTATTTGTTGAGCAGATCGTTGGCCGTCGTCATGTCGGTCGCGCGCTCGCTGCCGGCCAGCGCCAGCAGGCTATTCGCATATGCGAGCCGATCGGACTGCGGGCCGACGATCGCCTTTCCGGCCAGCGTCTTGATGTTCTGCAGGTTCGAGATGACGCTCTGCGCTTGTTGGTTCTGCGCCGTCAGGTCGCTCCATTTCTTCGACAGTTCGCCCTGCTGATTCGTCGACGCGGCGCTCGCTCCGGCCACGACGCCCGGCGGCTGTGCCGCATAGATCGCACCGCCGCCAGCAGCCGATGCCGCACCCGCGCGCCGCGCGATGTCGCTGACATAGGAGGCGACCGTCTTGCCATTGCTGTCCGCGACGTTCTTCAGGTACGGCGTCGGGCTCCCCGCCGGCGCGACGTTACCCTCGCCCGAGAAATAGGCCGTCGCAATCCGGCCGAGGTCGCCGCCATAGTCTTGATTGAACTTCGCGAGCATGCGCTGTGCGACCGCATTGCGATCGGCAACGTTGTTCCACGACTCGCCCTGCTGCGCGAAACGATCGAAGGTCGGCTTCTGGATCTGGAACGGGTTGTCCGGCGCGGTCTTGCCGCCGCTCGTCTCCTGCTGCAGGAAGATCTGCGAGAGGTTCGGCACGCCCCCTGCGGCCGCGCCAGCGCCCCCCATCGCCGCCGCAGTGCGATTCGTGACGGGCAGAGGATTGCCCGCCGCGTCGAAGCCCGCATACGGGAGCGCCGCACCTTCGCCGGCCGTGCGCGCTTGTGCTGCGCTCGCGATCGCGTCGGCAGCACCGCGCAGCGGTGCGACGCCGGCGAGATTGCCGGACGCATCGAAGACCGGCTGCGCGCCGTCGGGCACATTCGGCGAATAGTAGAGCGGCTGGTTCGTGCGTGGATCGCGCGCGATCGTGCCGGGTGTTCCCTGATTCGGCGCGACGTAGTTCGCCTTGAACAGCGCATCCCGGTTCGCCGCAGCCGGATCCAGGCCGCCGGCGAGCGCCATCCGCGTCGCATCAGTCGGCGCGCCCCATGCCGCGGCGACACGCGCATAGCCCTCCGGCCCGAGCATCGAGTACAGCAGCATCGACTCCTGCGGCGTCTTGCCGGGCAGCGTCATCGGGCCAGCCATCGGCGCAGTCGCCCGCGGTGCCGGTGCTCCCATTGCCTGACCGAGCTGAACGGGCGTCGGCTGCGTAAGGCCGAGGCCGGCCGAGGGACCCTGCAACGCGCCCGTATCTGCGGCGGCCGGCGGCGGAATGTCGACGGACTGGCCGCCGGCATCTGACGGCGCGGCCGCCGCGCTGCCCGGCGTCGTGCCAAACGCATTCCCATACATCTGCCCCATGAGCTGCGCCTGCTGGCCCATGGAATCCATCGAAAGCTTATTCCCGACGTATGCATTCAGCAGCTTCGAGATCCCGTTCAGCGGGCTCACGTGATACGCGAGGCCCCCGATATTCGCACCGCCGTAATCGGCCGGCTGCAAGCCCTGCGCGAGCAATGCCTGGCCAACCGCCTGCCTCTGCTGAAGCTGCAGCAGGTTCTGTTGCTGATCGGGCGACAGCGTCGCGATCAGCGGGTTCTGCAGGAAACCCTGTGCGCCCGAGAAGTTCGAGGCCATATCACGCACCTCCCATCAGCATGCGGCCGATCTGCGAATTCATCGCGGGCATCGTCGGTCCCTGCGCAAGTACCGCCTGAGGCTGCGCGTAGCCGCCGAATTGCATCTGCTGCTGCGGACTCTGCTGGCGAGATCCCGAGAGCGCTTGTTGGATCATCATCATCGCGAGCGGATTGATGCCGCCGGCCGCCGACGACGAAATCGGCGATCCGGCCGCCGCAACCTGATCGGCAAGTCCGCCCCCAAGCGGCGAATTCCCCCACGCGCCTATGCTCGCGGAGGGATCGAGGCCGGAATACAGTCCTGCCGGAGCGCGGCCGAGCGCGGCCGCGAGATCCAGACTGCCGAGATTGAACAGTCCCATTTCAGGCCTCCAGCGCCCGGTTGTAATTCACGAGGTCATAGCCGCTCGGGTGTCGCACGACGGCATCCGGCCGCACGCGCTTCACCTCGTCGGCCATCAGGCCATGACGAACGGTGCCGGGCGCCTCCCAGCGATAGCGGAAACGGTAGAAATTGACGCCGTCACCGACCGGCCCGATCGCATGAATGTCGGTTTTTGAGCGCCGATCCGAAAGAAGGAAACCCATCAATCCGGCGCTACCGAGCCCGAACAGGCCGCCCATGGTCGAATTCGCGGATGCCACGCCCGTGTTGTACTGATTGAGCTGGCCTGCATACTGGTTCTGGAATGCTTGAGCGATGTTCGCGGGCGACGAGGCCGATTGCGCCGTGCCCGTATTGCCAGGCACGAGGCTGGCGAGCGTCGCGAGCTGAGAGAACGGAAGTTGCGCGAGCGATGCCTGCTGGCCGTAAAGCGCGCCTTGCTGCCCGAGGTTTTGCCCCTGCTGCCCGACAAGTCCTGCTTGCGTCCCCACCGCGGCGAGCTCGTTCTGCAACATCTGCGTCCCGATCTGCTGCCCGGTAAGGATCGATTGATTCGCCGCGTCGCTATACGCCTGATTCTTCGACAGGTTGAAGTTCTTCATCGCGTTGTCGTATGCCTGCGAGCCTGGCGTGAGGCCCTGATTCGCGAGCTGAGACTCGAGGCTTGTTTGCCCCTGCGAGAAGCGCGGGTCGAGATACTGCGTTTGCGCGGCATATGCAGCGTTCTGGCCGCGCTGCCCGGCAAGCTGCGCGGCGTTCGGGTCGATCTGCCCCGACAGTGCGCCGAGCTTGCCATTCAGCGCGTCGTAGCGCGCCGTCAGGCCGCCTAGCCCGAACAGAGCATTGTTGACCGTCGAATTGGCGTTCCCCGCGGAGCCCATCGTCGAATTGATGAGACTCTGCAGCGGACCGCTCGCGGTGATGTTCGTGTTGTAGATCGGCGCGCCCGTTGCGGGATCAGTGCCGATCTGCGTCGACTGTTGCGAACCGAATGGGTTCGAGTAGTTATTGAGGTTCAGCGCCTTGTTGAATTGCGCTGTCTGATTGTTCGTCTGGGTGGTTGCATTCGCAACGGCATACGGATCCGGGGCTGCAGGCGCATCGCCGCCCTTGCCGCCGCCTTCGAGCGTTTCCGGTCGGTTCTTCCCGAGCGCCTTGCGGAAGGCGCGCGCGGGCAAATCAGGCCATTCGCAATAGTGCCGCATGGTGTTTTCCTTCGAGATAGCGGCATTCGCTACGCAGCATGCCGTAGAGGATCATGTCGACGCCATCGGTGCAGCCCTGGCGAATCAGGCCTTCCCGTCGAAATCCGAGGTGCTCGTCGAATCGCTGCGCGGCCGCATTGTCGGCGCGCACGAGGCCCGTCACGCGACGGCATTGCATTTGCATGAATGGATAGCGAAAACACGCAGCCATGTAGGCCGGCGTCATCCAATGACGCGAACCATCGGAGGCGACGTGCATCATCATCGAGCCGCCCGGGCCGGTGTAGAGCTGATAGACAACGCCCGCGGCGAGCTCGCCGTCGCGCTCAAGTCCAATCGCAGTGAAATCGCGATAGCGTTCCTCGCCGGTGCGCGCGGCGACAAACTGCATTACTCGGTCAGGCTGATCCCAGACGATGCGTTTCATCGAGTGTCCATTCGATGCGCAAGCTGGGGGATGCACGGGAGGCGCGCCGACCAGGCCTGCGCACCTTTTACCGAAGCCCGTCGCGGGCCGCGTGCATGAAGATGGAGAAGCTATGCCGCGATTCTAAGCAGCAGGAAAATCAAAGTGTCGGTGTAAGTTTCGGTTCGAACATGAAATCGAACGACTCCAGCGCGAATTCGACGTCGATCGTTTGACATCGCATGCGGAACGTCGCTGCATAGCCGAGCCCGTCGATACTCTCCCAGTCGGTCTGCACGATGTGCCCGTCATTCCATGGCACCTCATCCCAGGGAGTGATATCCCACCTATTGAAATGCGCCTGGGAAAAGGTCGGCGTCGAAGTCGGCGGGGCAGAACTGAAATCGAGCGCGATATCGAGTTGCGGAGCGAGAGGCGCATTGGTGATGAACACCGGCCGCATCATCTTGAAGAGCTTCTCTTGGCCCCGCATGCCGAAATAGTTGAAAGCAGGTTCGATGTCCGAAGAAATTGCCATGCCGGCATCGCTATTCGTGACATCCGCCTGTGCGACGAAGGCGGCGCCCCCGAAGTATAGATTCCCGTTGAAATAGGTGAAGCAGAAGGCATTCCAGCCGGTGAACTTGCACCACGCGCCCGTGATGGTATTCATCACATATTGGTGCGAGAGCTGGTCCTCCTGATCGGGCACATTCACGACGAGCTTATTGCCCTCGGGGAACAACGTGCATTGCCATCCGAAATTCCCCTGATAGGCGAAATAATCGGCCTGCACGGTGGGACTGATTTTCTCCGTCAGCGTGATCTTTCGCTGCTGGCGATCGGTGAGCAACGCCTGGCTCAACGGCGTCAGCCCATCAGCCCCGATGAACATGATGTCCGATCCGTATTTCTCATAGAAGCGACGCCCGACGGGCGGCCCGATTCGGAAGCGTGCGGATATCCCGAAGCTCGACGACTGCGATGGATCGGATCCCTGATAAACGATCACCTCGCCGCGCGACGTGACGAAAACAGCATACGGGTTCAGTCCCGCCGAGTTATCGATGTTCCATGTCGCCATTCCCATCAGGAAGCCGCCGAGCACGGTTTGCGGGCCGATATCGAAGAGCGCCGCGGTACCCGCTACCTGTCCGATCGGCAAATACCACGACTGCATCGTATGCGTCTGCGTGAACCACAAGCGATTTGCGAACACGTTTATGTGCACGAACGTTGTCGGATCGACGCCGGTAATGCTCCAGAGGACGGTGTACGTTCCGACGGTGGTCGCTGAACCACCTGGCGCACCGGTCATCATATAGGTCAGGGTATTTGCGCCCGTCACGGTGATAGTGAAGGTGCCGTTGTACACCGCCGGTACCGCACCGCTGACCGTGATCTGGTCGCCAGTCTGCAGGCCGTGTGCAGTGCCCGTCGTCAGGGTCGCAGTTGTGCCGGATGCTGTGATCGACGTAATGCTCTGCGGAACCGCACTGCGGATGCGCCTCCAGGTCGTGCCGTCATACAGAAGCGGGGCGTCGACGCCGTTCACCATCACGAGGAAGGTCAGACCGGCGTTCGTGAAATTGACCCACTGCCAGCGGGAATTCGTCAATCCAGAAATGAGCGCAACGCCGACTGATCCGTTGCTCGTGACGTCGTAGAGCGAGCCATTCGAGATCGCGAACAACTGCGCATGCGTACCTGACGTGTACGGCGCAAGCGTCTCGACGGCACCAGCAATGCCAGTTGCCCAGCGCATGAAGCCGTTGCGCACGCGCACATCCGCAGTGCCCGGGAAATAGTTCTCGAGGATGATGGCATCCGTCGGCGGCATGTTGGCGACGGCATCGAGTGTATTGAGGCCGCCGACCGGCGGAGGAATCGAATCGATTCTCAGCCGCGCGGCGCGGTTCAGACGCTTTTGCATATCAAGAGCCGAATCCAGTATCGGGCACGTTGGCCGAACCCAACAGCACCGGCGGTTCTGCGCGCGCGTTGAGCGGCAATACGCGCGAGCCGCCGGCGCGGCCGAGAGCAGCATCAACGGCTTTCTCGTAGTCGTCCTGCGCCACCGACGAATCGAAGCCCTTCCGATTCAGCCATCGCGCGATCATGCCAAGGATGAAGAGTCGGTCCTGCAGCACCGGTGTGTCGGTATCTGCGGCCCATGCGGTCTGCGACGCCCCCGTAGCGGACTGGCACCAGCCCGTCGAGTAATATTCGAGCACGAGATTGTCGAGCGACGCAGGAACCGGATTGACGTAGATCTGGCCGCCCATGATGCGGAAGCGCAGGCGCGGACCAGTCGGACTGATGCCCGATTTCAACACCTGCCATTCCTGCGGACTGAGCGGCCCCACAAGCTGCCAGCGGAACGAGCGATCCCAGCCGGTGTGCTGAATGAAGTGATCGGCATCCGAGGGTATCGGATAGCTTTCTTGCCCACAGGAAAAATTCGAGCCATTGACGGTCGTCGTCGCATGCTGGTTCAGCGTGACCGTGTTCGTCCCGACAGCGGTGACAGTCGCGCCATAGGGGATCGCAGTGCTCGATGCGATCATGCCGACCGCGATATTCGCGACGGACGACATCCCGGTGATGACGTTGCTGCCCTGCGTCGTATTGCCGGTATACCCGCCGTAGCCGATCAGGTTGAACGTGTATTCCTTGCGCATGACGGGCCAGCCATCATTCAGCGAGCCCCTGGCGGCTAGTTCCTCGCCAATTCGTGTCGCGTGAATCAGCATCTGGCGCACCGTCTTGTCAGTATTGCCGATGACCGTCGTGGGTGTCGGCAAACCGAAATCGCCCATCACTTCCTGGACAATCTGCAGGAGCGTTTTCTGATTCGAGGAAGTGAGGGGCTGGGTCATGCGCGCTTACTCCTTGGGGTCGGCAGCACGCTTGCTGCGCGTTGCCGGTACGGTGTCGGTTGCCCCGGCATCCAGGCGTGCCATCAGTGCATCGAGGCGCTCCGCGAGCTCACGCGTCTGCGCCTTCTGCGCATCGAGATCCGCGCGCAGCTGCTTATTCTCGGCCGTCAGGCGTACCGTTTCCTTGCCGCCTTCAGCGTTCTTCAGCCATGCCGCGGCCTTGTCGCGCAGCTCGCGCGCGCCGAGCCAACTGAGATTGCTGTCAGTCATTGCGGCCAGCTGCTCGACGGTGTGAATGTGCATCGCTTTCATCGAGAGCACTTCCGATCGCGATAGTGGCGGCCAGTGCTCGAGCGGCGTGCCTTCCTGCACCTGCGAGCGCTGCTCTTGGAAAGCCGCCCACTGGCGCGGAAAGCGCCGCGGGTCGGAAGGCCCCTGCTGGTCGTCCTGCATCTTTACCGGACGGAAGATCATCTTCGTACGATCGCCGGCGAAGTGAATGCGGATGTGCGGCACGTCCTTGTAGATCGGGCGCCCCTGCTTTTCGGATTCGGCTTCCTGATGAATCGGTTCGAGCGAGAACTCGACAAAAAGTCCGCTGTCGTCGCCATGCGACACGTGCAATTGATTGCCTTGCTGATGAATATGAGGGGTCGCGAAATCCATGTTGGAGCTTCTCCGAAAAGAGGGGCGCCCGCGGCGCCCCGATTGATTATGTGATCGCGCCCTGTGCCGACGGACGGTTGAGCAGGACCACCGCTTGCGTGCCGGAGAGCGTGATCGCCGCGTTGCCGGTGCCGAGCGTGACGCCCGGTGCCGTGGCAAATTTTGCGCCCTCCACCTGCTTGCCGGCCACGGCCGTCGGGCTGACGACGCCGTTCGCCTGCCAATAGACAGGGTTGCCGGCGACCGGCGCGCCCGAGCAGTTCACGATCGCGTTGCCGCCGATCTGGAACCAGCCCCATTGATTGGCGGTCATGGCCACGAGCGCGACGCCGAGCGTATCGCCCGAGTTCGCCGTGCCCTGCCAAGCTTGCGTCTGGTTCACGATCGCGCCGTTCGTCAGCGATTGGTTGAATTGCACCACGGCACCGGCCGTCAACGTGCCAGAGGCCTGCGCATATATGAACTCGCCGCCGCCGAGATTGACGTCATAGCCGCGCAGCATTTCGAACGAGAACGACTGGCGTGCGGACTTCGGTGCGATCGGGCCCGGGCCATCGGTATCGATGTCGGTCAGCTTGACGGTGCCGAGAATGGGATCATAGGAAACGAATGCCATGTCTCTCCCCTTACGCCGTGAGGACGGCTTGCAGACGGCGATTCGACACGGTCATATTGCCGGCGAAGCCGACGAGCTTGACCATCGCGTCTTGGTTGACGGCGAACCGATCGTCGCCGATCGGGGCGAAATTGCGCTCGGTATGCGGGCGAAAGTAGATGTAATCCGTGTTCAGGAAGAACATCGTGTTCTGCGGCGCGCCGCCGCCGAAACCGCCATCGAGCACCACGTCCGACGACATGTATTTCAGCGAATCGAAGCCGGCCTCGCCCATCTCGTTCGACGTGATGCGCTGGATTGCCTGGAGCGATTCGAGATAGAGCCGGAAGTAGTTGTTGTCGGCGATGATCAGGTCCGGCCGGTCGGTGCCGCGAACCTGCTGAACGTACACGCGGTTCATGTACGACTGGATGTTCGCCGACGTCGCCGCGCCGCCGCCGTTCGTCACGGCCGAGAACGCGGTGTTGCGCCAGAACGACCCAATGCTCGTCGACGCGTCGATGCCGCCAACGACACCGGTCGTCGGCGTCGCCGAGACGAGCAATTGCAGGCCACCGATCTGCCGGCCGCCGTCGGCTGTGCCATCGGAATAGCAGTCGAGCGCGATGTTGTTGACGAGCGTCTTCTCCGCGTTTTTGATGCGCGATTCGAGCAGGTCGATGATCGCGTCCTCGCCGCTGTTCTGCAGTTGCTCGAGGCCCGAGATCGAGACGGCGACGGCCGCCTGCGCGTAATTGAACTCGGCGCCCGTGAACACGTCGGACGGCGAGATGTTGAGCGCCTCGTAGCCGCTGTATCGCTTGAACGTACCGTTCTCGGCGTATTCGAGCTCTTGGACGATCGTGCGTCCGCCGGAGACCGTCTTGACGTTGCCGCGGCGACGCAGCCGATAGAGAAGCACGTTGTTTTTGGTGACGTTGTCGGCCAGCTTGCCCGTGCGGTTGCGCAGGGTGGTGGTCACGATTTCCGTCAAGGTGCTGCTGGGGTTTTGCAGGCCCATGATGGATTGCTCCTGACGAGATTACGAAGAAGTCGCGGCGCGAAAATTCGCCCGCAGCTCATCGCGCAAGGACAGGTTTTGGCCGGCGGCCGACGCCGTCGCTGCCACGGGGGCAGTTGGCGATCCGCTGACCGATCCTCCCGCGCGTCGCTTCGCATCAGCTTTGGCTTTCGCCTCGGCTGCTCGCTTCGCTTCCGCCTCGGCTTGCTGCCGTTGCATCAACGTGGAGCGAACGCTGGCCGTCGCCCAGCAGGCTTGATCGTATGCGTCCTGCATCGTCTGAGCGCGTCCCGAGACGAGGAGGTGCCCCATGAGCGGCTTGACCTCTTCGTAGAACTCGTTCTTCGGATCGGCAGCGAACGCGTCGATCATCTCCTGGGCGCTGGCCTGGATTTGCTGATGTTGCTGCTGCTCGGTATTCGCGAGGTAACCCCGGACCTGCGTGAGCTCCTGGCGGAGCGCGGCCAGTTCCGGGTCCACTTCGCGCACACCCTGTGCGGCAGCGGAAAGATCCACTCCGAACTGCCCCGCAAGCTGCCTGAACAGCTGAACCTTCTGCTCGGGGTTCGCGGTGCGCAGCACGTAGGCGGTTTGGAGAAGATCCCGCACCGCGCCGGCTTCGTCGCCGCCTTCCGCGCGGATGATGGGGAGATATGGGTTGATGACGTCGCGCAGCTTCTGGCCGAACGCGGCGTCTTGGCCGAGCTTCGTGATGCCGCGGTGCGCCTCTTCCTCACGGCGCGTGATCACGGCCTGCACTTCGGCCGGGATCTTGTCCCAATGCACCCGCTCGGCGGCGTTCCATGACTGGGGGGCTTTGCTCTTCGATTCGGTTGCGGCGGTAGCCGCCGCCTTGTCGTCGACCGAGGCAGCGGCGTCAGCTTGATTCGTCGCCGCAGTGTTCGCGGCATCGGTGGGAGCGGGATTTGAGGGCGCGTTCGTGGCGGCCGCGGCGCTCGCCGCCGCAACAGCATCGCGCTGGCTTGCATCGGGCTGTTGCGCATCGCGCAGCTCCGCGACGTTCTTCTCAATCTCTTGCCGCAGCGAGAGCTCGGCTGCGCCGCCCCCGCCGTTGTCCTGTTGCTGACCGCCGTCGATTTGCATTTGGGCACTCCCGCGATTTACATGCCGACGATGCTAGGCAGCGGGAAATTTCGGGGCAACGTCAGCGGGGAGAGGCTCCGAGCGGCATGGGCGCAGGCATTGCGGCCGGCGCCGGCGCGGCGGGACGAGGCGCAATGGGTGGCTGCATCGCCGACGCGGCCGGCACGGCGCCCGGTTGCTGCATGGCGGCCTGTGCGGCACGTTGTAGAGCCTGCTGCTGCGTCTGCGCGAGCAGCACCGTCAGTCGATCCTTGAACGCACCAATCATCGCGTTTTCCCCAGCACTTCGCGCGTGGCGTTCGCGAGATCGCCGCGCAGGTTGAAATCGCCGCGCACATTGCCCGGCGCTCGATTGCGAGATCCGACGGATTCGTTTCCGACTTCCGTATAGCCGTTGCGCTTCAGGAATTCGCGATGCGCGCTCCGGCTGCTGATGACCGGCAGCTGTCCCGTTGCGACGTCAACCGCGACCGCCTGATAGGGCGAAATATCGGGCGCCACATACGGGGCGACGATCTTGCGCACCATCTCGACATTGCAGCAGATGGGCAGTTCTCGGTCGCGTTCCGCGACTGGACGGTAGACATCGGTTTCGCGCGCGCACGTCGCACATCGAACGGTGTAAATCGGCATTTCAGTCCCCCTCGGTCGCGTTACGCGCGGCGCTCGCTTGAGCGGCGTCGAGCGTAGATTGCGCGGCGATCTCGGCCACTTCGACCTTCGCCGCATTGTTCAACTGCGCGATGAGCAGCGCGAACTGCTGCTTCATCATCTCGCCCTGTGCCTGCAATTCGGCCCGCATCCGTTCGACGAGCACCTCGTTGTGCGCTTGGAGAGCATCGCGTTGCGCTTCGAGCTGCTGCTCCTGATGCGCCTGCGCAGCCTGCGCGGCCTGCTCCTGCTGCGCGACCCATGCGTCGAGCTGAGCCTTCAGGGTCGCGGTGTGCTGCTCGCCGGCGAGCTTTTCGCGTTCGAGCTGCATGCGCGCGCTCTCGATCTGCATTTCGCCCTGCTGCTTGCCCTGAGCGATCGCGAGCGCAGTCTGCGCCTTCATCTGCTCTGGTGTTGGCTGGGGCGGCGCATCCTGCATCGCTTTGGCCTTTTTCTCGAGCGCGTCGATCGTCGCCTGTAGCGCGGATTCGAGCTGCTTCCCGACCGGGAATGCGCGCACCGCGAACATCAGCATCTGACCGAGCAGCGGCACGAGTTCCGGGCGCGCGTTGCTGGCCGCAGTCAGGAAATCGCCGACCGCCTTCAGAAGCTCAGTGCGGTCCGCCTTCTCCTGCAGCTGATCCATCTTCAGTGTCGAGTCGGTCTCGATGTCGAGGCGGAAGTGCCGCATGTTCGCGTTGCGCAGCAGCGCGTCGACCTCTTCCCATGTTGGTTCGAGGAAAGGCTTTTCCATCTCGTCCGGTAGCTCGCCGCCGAGTGAGATGATCTGCTGCGCGATGCCCTTTTCTTCGGCCGTCATGAGCGGATAGCCGGAAATCTCAGCGAGCGTCTGGATGTCGAACTGGTTCGCGATCACCTCGGCGACCATTACAACCGTATCGCGCGCGAAACGCTGCACCTCGGCTTGCATGTCTTCGAGCCGGATGGATGCGAAATTGCTCTTGATCTGCTGCGCAGTGGCCGTCTCGTTCGGATCGCTGGCGCCGCGGATGATGTCCGCCATCCCGGTGATCTCGTACAGGTCCTGCTTCACTCGATCGCGGGCGTCATAAAGGTGCAGCAGCGTCTGCGCGATCTCTTCCATCGGCAGCAGCTCAATCGCGCCTTTCAGGCCGCCCTTCTCCGCGAACGCAGCCCACGCGTCGACCGGCACGAGCTTGTTGTCGTAGCCGCCGGCGAGGATCGACTGCAGGCCCGGCACCGATGAATCGTAGACGCCTGTCGCGCGAATCGCATCCGCCAGAAGCCCGATGCGATTCGTCAGATCGTCGAGCTCGGTCGCCTGGTCCTGGTACATCGTGAAGTCCGGAACCGGGATGACGCTGTCATTCGCCATGTTCGGCGTCATCGGCCTCGGACATGGGAAAAAGTTCTGCAGGCCGAGCATATCGTCGCGCACATCGAGCACGCGCTGCATGTATGACTTGCTGATCCACGTCACCTTGTGCGTGCGCTTGTCCCAGATCTCATAAATGCATGCCTTGCGCTCGTATTCCGGCTCGTCTTCGCCCTTCAGGTTCTCGGGCTTGTAGTCGAGAGGCACTTCCGCGCCCACCTCTTTGAAGCGTTCGACGAGTTCGCGACGCGTGAGATAGACGCGGCGCCATACAGCAGGCACTTCCTGCCATGTGCGGGCGAGCACATGACCGAAGTCGGTCCAGTGCACGTAGTCGATGTCGACTTCCTCGTATTCGAGGTCCTCAATCGGCTCGCCAGAGGATGCAGTCTGCTGCACGCGGTCGGCCGGTTGGTTCGCTTCCGCGTCGTCATCGACCTGCAGCCCCTCGTTCGCGATCTCCGTTCCGAGCCCCTGCGTCTCGGCTTCGGCGAAATGCGGAACATAGCGAAGCCAGAGCGTGCCGCGGCCCGGCAGCAGACGGTCGGTCACGCACTGGCGCGCGATCAGGTAGAAATCTTCCTTGTCGAGCGTGAACGAAACCGCACGCTCGAGAATCTCGCACGTGACGCGCCCGACCGGGTCGGCATCGAGAAAGCGCCGCTGAAAATCGGGCTTCGGATTGCGCGAATACAGCGCCGGCAGCAGCGTCTGGATGTTCGACCAGAGGATGTTGTAGCGCTTCTGCTTGCTCTCGCGCGGGTTGTTGCGCTCGTCCTTGTAGCGGCGCTCGATCTTCTGGCCACGCGTATGCCACGGGCCGGCCTTCTGCTCATAGAGCTCGATTTCCTTGATCCAGCGCGTGACGAGCGTGTCATTCGGGGTTGCGGTTTCGCCCGCGGCGTTCGCTTCGCTCATGCTCGATTACCCCATCACGTAGCCGACAGTCGCCGAGACCGTGCCGCCGAGAACGACATTCAGCCCCTTGCTGAATGCGAACGGCAGTGGATACCACTGTCCCGGGGTGGGTGTGAAGGTGTCGACGAGCTTCGTCGTCGTGCCGACGGCAGCATCATCGTAGATCGTGATGGTCGGCGTCGCGCTGGCCGCGCTCACGAAGATACCGCCGAGGATGCCGTCGTTCGCGCAGACGTTGCCGCTCGCGGCAATCTGCTTGTAGGTATAGGCTGGGGCCTGAGGATTCATATGCGCTCCTGATGGATGGGTTGGCTGGGCTGCGATGGCCAGAACACCTCGCGCGCCGTGAGATCGTTGAAAAAGCGCGGCGCTTCCTGCGGCCGTTCTTCGACAGGGAATTTCCAGACGAGCGAGAGATAGCGGAATGCGTCCGCCGCATGGCTCGTCCAGTCGTGCAATGGCAGCTCGCGGAAGATCTTCGCGACGTCATCCCACTCGCGCCGGTAGGTCTTCAGCGATTCGATGCCGAATTCGCAGCGCTCCGCATCGAACCAGCATTGCGGCAGTGTCGCGCGCGCGGACTGGATGCCGTCCTGCAGCCCAAGCGACGGCACGATACCCATGCGAATGCCGAAATCATCGAGTTGCTGCACGATCGACCGGCCGTTGGCGGCGAGCGTCTTCGGGCGCGCATCGTGCGGGCCCCAATGGCGCCCGTAGCGATAGGCGATGCGGTGCGCGTGTTCCGGAATGACGTCGCTGTAATGCCAGCGCGTCGGCTCACCCTTCTCACCGCGCTCATCCACAATGATCTTCCGGCCGGAGAGGGCCTCTGCGTAGTGCTGCAGCCCTTGGCCGGAGGCACGGTAGTGATCGATGAGGCGAATCTCGCCCCAATGCACCTGCGCGAACCAGATCGACGTGTCGTCCGAGTGCCCCAGGTCCCATACTGTGATGACGGGCAGGTTCGGATCATGGGGCACGCGCCCGATGCGTCCATCGCGCTCGGCCGCGGCCATTTCCTTGCCGTAGTACGCGCCGAGGATCGCCGCTTCGAAGCTGCACATCAGCTCCTGCTCGAACATCGCGTCGCCCTGCTCTTCGCCGTAGAGCGCGCGATATTCCGCGCGTTGCTCCTCGAGCTCGGCCAGCGAGAAGCGGCCCGTCTTCAGCACATTCGAGACTTCGGCGAACCATTTCGGATTCGCGAGAGCCATCTGCAGCATCTTGTGCGCATGGTTCTTGCCACGCGGCGTCGTGATAAAGGCGGCCCAACCGCCGTTCTCATCGAGAATGGGCTTCAGATATGCCCATACGGCGGGATTGCACAGCGCCCATTCCGATAGCACGATGCCTGCCGGCGGCGAGCCGACATAGTTGTCGTAGTTATCTGATCCAAGCACTTGCCATGTCGAGCCATTGTTGAACTCGATGAACATGTCTTGGTCGCGGGTGCGCTTGCGGATCGCCTCGGGAAAGGCCTCATCGATACGGCGCTTGCCGGTATGCGGATTGACGGCCGTCCAGATCGCTTTGCGCGCCTGCGTAGCCTTCGGCAGCATGTGCCAGTAGTTGGCGACGCGGTCGTGCGCCGCGACAGCCGTCCAGTGCAGCATCACTTCGTCTTTACCCCAGCGCCGATGTGCGATGTCGATCGCGCGCTTGCCCCCGCCGATGAGGTAGTTCCAGAGACGCCCCTGATAGCGACGCGGCGTCCAGTTGTGCGGCAGCTCGATTTCAGTGACGACGTCGGCCACGGCTGTCTCCGAGACGTTCGTCGAAGCGGTCGCGATCGTCATTCATTCCGGCAATTCCTCAACGGGTGACATGCGCAGGCGCACGACCTGCGTTTTCGTCTGGATCGGTCCACCGTCCGGCCCGCTATGCTCGTTCGATACGTGATTGCCGAAGCGCTTTCGGTTCATCCGCGCGAGCGTCCATTCGCGAGCATCGACCATCACCTTCGCGCGCTTCGGATCACGCACCGTATCGGCGATATAGAGCACGTCGTCGAAGATCGCATCCTGGCGATCGATGCAGGCATCGTCGTACTGCTTCTGCAATTCGGGCGTGCGCTTTGCCCACTTCAGGAATGTCATGCGGTCAGGCATGCCGGGCCCTTTGCAGACTTCGCGCACGCTCTTGCCGTCGCCGATCAACGCGCAGATGCGATCGAAGAGCGCCTGCGAGAACTCGACGCGTTTCGCAGGCTTTTTCTTCGCGGGGACAGCGGCGCGCGGCATGGCGATTACAGCAGACTGCGGAGCGCCGCCAGCTTCGCGATGATGCGACCGTCGGACACAGCGATGCCGTTGCTGATTTTGTGCAGCAGATCATCGATCTCGGCCGCGAGCTCGCTCTTCGCGGCATCGGCCGGCGCAGCCGTCTGGCGCACATGGTCGGTCACGATCTGGTAGATCGATTCGAGATGCTGCGCCACGCGGAGCGGGAGCGCCAGCAAACGCTCACCGAGCGAATTTGCGTCGGTGCTCGACGTGCCAGCGCTGCCGGACGCAGCTGCTGCATGCTCGGCGCCGTCGGTGGAGGGGCCGTCCGCAGCGGCCGCACCAGCGTTTCCCTCGTCACCACCATCCGAGGCCGTGCCCTGCGCCGCCGAGGAAAGCGGCTCCTGAGACGAGCCAGCATCCGACGTCGACGACGAGTGGGAGGCTGCGGCCGCCGCAGGGGCGGCGTCGATCTCCCCCGCTCCCGCGACCTGCGGCGCGTCAGCATCATCCGTCGAAGGCGTCGAGGGCGCATTCTCCGCAGAGCCCGAATGCGCCAAGAGGTCGGTCGCCGCACCCACAACCGGGGCAGCGGCTATCGATTCCCCCAGCGCGGCCACGCCCACCTCCGCGGCTTCCAGTGTCGCATCCGCCTGGGCGGCCTCGGTACTGCTCAACGCTGCGTTCAAGTCGTTCATGATCGGTTCCATGGATGGATTGCGGAAACGCGCGAGATGCGCGGTGCTTCGTTCCGGGCGCGCTAGGCGGCTGGCGTAGTGCTCGGGGGCGGCGGCGACGCCGGCGGATTCGGCGGATTGCCCGGCTGCGCTGCAACATCGCTGCGCAGCGGGAATCGGAGCTTCAGCGTCGTATCAACGGCCGGGATCGCGGGAAAGAGGTCGGGGGGCGTGCTCATGAAAGGCTCCGGGCTGCGGTCTGTTCCGTGACGAATCGCGCGCCATAGGCGGCGTTCTGGTATCCGCGGCGCCAGATGGCCGCCGCATCGCTCATGAGGGGATGCGGGCACGAGCTGAGATGCTGGCCGCGCGCGAAGGCATCAGCCCCAGCGCGCATCAGTTTTTCGATGTCATCCCGCTTCAGCACTTCCCGGATCTCCTCGGAACGTTGCGGACGATTGTGAGCAGCGGGAAACGCGGCGGCGAGTCAGCTGCGGCGCGCGGACATTGCCAGCCGCGCCAGGCTCATCAGGTCGTAGGAGAGCGTTCCGCTGACCTCGGCCGGCTGCGTGCGCCGCGTGGCGACGTCGGGCGCTGGCGCGCGCGGCACCCAGTACGTACGCCGGAAGCCCCGCACGACGAGCGAGCCGCAGAGATGACCTTGGGCAACGGCCGTCTCTGCGACTTCCTCGATCGCAGCCGGCGAGCCGGTAAAGAGCATCGATAGATGCTCAACCGTGAATGCGCGGCCGGGCGGGATCTCGGTGATGAGGTTTTCGAGCGTGAGCGGAATGAGATGTTTGCGGCGGCGCATGGAATTTCCCCGATTGTTGGACGCCCGTAGCGCAGGGTCCAGCGGCCGAGTGCGCATCGGCGTAGCGCGGTGCTCAGTTCGCGGCTTCGTGCAGGCGCGTCTTCAGCAGATAGCCCTCGAGAGCCCAAATCTTCTGCACCGCGTTCTGGCGCGCGATCTTGCGTCCGATTTCGGCGTCGAAGTTCTCGGCGCTCACGCAGGCCGATTCGCCGGTTACGGTGAAGCCATTGCGCAGCACGAGCACGCAGAAGGTGAGCAACGAAAGTGCATACGGCGTATCCGGTTGCTCGCCAAACCCCGGCCACGAGCCGAGTGCGCCGTCATGGGCAGTGAAGTAGTGCTCGCTGACGATTACCGATTCGATGTGTCCCAGCGACACGCGCGGTGCCGTCTTGCCCTTCCGCTGGACCTCCTGCTCGATCGTTTCGTCGTCGCCGTGTGCGACCGATTGCGTTGCCATGTTCATGCGGTTGCTCCTGGTGGGTGCTGCAGTTGGCGCGCGCCGGCGGCACGCGCAGGATTTCATGTGCTCATCACGCGCTTCACGTCAGGTTGCGCTGCGCCCATCGCGCGATCAGCGTCGCGTCGGCGCGGCCGTCATGTTTCGCCAGCGGGAAGAAGGCCGGCCCATAGAGATCGCGCGCCAGACGCAGGCTCTGCGCTTTCGTGTCCTCGCTCGCGCTGCGCTTGATGCCGTAGAACCGCTGCCAGCACTGCGGCGTGACGATGGCCGGCGTGTATCCGCTGAGCTCGCAGACGGTGGCAATCACGGCTTTCGTCGCTTCGAGCGAAGCCATCGTCTGCACAGAGCCGCCCGCGAACGTGTTGAGCGCTTCCATCACGACGATCGCCTGCTCGTCTGCGGGGATCAGCTCGCGTAACTGGCGCTGCAGCGCAGCCGCGTCGATCTCGTTGCGCACCTTGCCGTTGCCCTGCTTCGGGCGCGTCGGCATGTCCGCAATGCGCAGGTGGCCGTTGTGGTCGAGCGCAGCGAGCGCGCCGCGAATTCCGGGGTCGATGCCGAGGGCGATCGTCATGCTGGGTGCTCCTGGTCGAACCCGCGCGCGCGGGTAGTGGCGGTCATGCTCATTGCACGCTCCAAAGGCGCAATCCCTGCGTGCGATAGTTCTCGACGATCGTGTCTCGGATCTTGCGGTAATCGTCCGCGAGCGTCGGATTCGGGCACTCGTCGATGACGCGGCGGCCGGCCGCTGACGAAATCGCGTCGGTAACGCAGCGCAAGACGCCGGACGTCAGCGGCTTGCCGGAAGCGGACGAGCCGCGCATCAGCAGCTTGTAGGCCCACTCGGCCGTAACCACACGAGGCACGGCGAGCGGCGCGACGATCTCGCGCTCGAGCGATAGGTTCGCCGCGACGACCTCGGGACGTGCGCGCGATTGGTCGGTGAGCGCGGCGTGAGGCGTGAACTCGACCGCGCGCGAATGCTTGCAGAGGGCATAGAACTCGGACAACGATGGCGCGAATTTGAGCGTGATGAGCGCGTCAACACCGGCCTTTAGCTCTTTCGATGACAGCTTGCGCAGGCCGCGCGCCCATTCGATTTTCACGCCGTACAGGTCGTCCTGCGGCCATTTCTCGAGGAATGCATTGCCCCACATACGCCCCATGCGCTTGAAGAGCTCAGTGACCCAATGCTCGGGCGCCGCGTCCTGTGGCCATATCTCAGCCGATGCGTTTGACATGTCCATCGATCACCTCTGCGGGTTGTGCTGCGGTTCGTTCGGGGGCGCCAGTGCCGGTGAGCTCGGCCCAGCCGTTGCGGCGGCGCTCGTCGCGCTCGGTGCGCGCCGACGGCGAAGCGCGTGCAGCATTCGCATTCGCCATGCACCGATCGACGTAGAGCGGCAGGCAGACGATCGGCTCGCTGGCGTCGCGGATCGCTGCGGCGATGGCGGCGTCGACGAAGGCGGTCGTCAGGCCGGCATTCGTCCATCCGGCGAACACGGGCCAGAGCTTTTTCCGGTCGTTGACGTTCGTGGGGTCGGCCTCGAAGCCGTGACGATCGTGGAGATGCCGCAGCCACTCGGCCGCATCCTTCGGGCGGAAATCGTCGCGCGCGATATCGTCTGAGGCACCTGTGTCGACGACAGCACCCAAGGTTTTAGTCTGGAGTCTGGAGTCTGGAGTCTGGCTGTTGGTAGCCGTAACGTTATGCGTAACTCCCGTTATGTCATCCGTAACGCGTGACGCTTCCGGCGTAACGCGTGACGCCTCCGTTATGCGTAACAGGGCGTCGTGCAGATCGTCCATCGAGGCGTCGAATGGCATCGTCACGCCCAAATCGCGGAGACGATCGAACATCGCTTTCCGGCGCTCGCGGTACTGTTTCTGGCGCGCTGCCTTGCCCGAGCGCGGCGGCGCACCGTCCTCGTCCTGCTGGCCGCCCGCCGCATGGATCTCGCGCTCGCACCGCTGCTGCACCCATGTGCCATCGACCAGCTCGAAGAACTCGCCGAGCACGACCTTCAGTGCAGACAGCTCATCGCGCGCGCGCGCGCCGATCAGGCGCGCTGCCTGGTCGTCAGGAATGCCGGACTCGCGCGTGTAATAGACATCGAGCAGCCGCGCGTAGACGCCATGTTCGAGCAGCGACAGGTGCGCGGTGTCCTTCAGATAGTCGCCGATGTGGCGCTTGTAGAAGTTCATGGCGAGTCCTCGCCTTCCGTCCCCGCTTGTCCCACTTTGGGACGCTGCTCGAACGCGATCACGGCGGGGTGCATCACGCCGTACGCGCTCTTGAGCACGTGGTAGCCGAGGTAATCGGGGGTCGACACGCCCTGCTTCGCTGCCTGCGTCGCAAGATCCGCCGCCGCTGCCAGCGGCAGCAGCACCGGCTGCTCTACGCGGTCGCCGCTCATGCGCGCACCTGCGGGCCGATCTGTCCCACCTCGGCACTGACGCCGACGAGCTGCGCAGGCAAAGTGCCAACAACGCCGAACAGTGCCACCTCCGCAATGCGGTTGAGCGCGGCGGAATCGGAGTCGATGCCATGGAGCTGCTTGTAGAACTGGAGCGCGTCGTAGACGCGATCGCGCAACCGTGTCTTGACCTCGTTCCGGTATTCGGCCCGGGCAGCCTTCGCAGTTCTCATGCTGGCACCTGCGATTGGTCGGCTCCGGCTGAAACGACGAAGCCAGACGGAAGGGGTTTCCCAAGGCGCAGGGCAGCCCCGACGACGAGATCTGTCTCCCGTTGTTCGAGCTCATCGGGCCATTGCGAAATACGGCCACGCGTGAGGCCTACGGCGCGGCCCAATTCGGCGCCGCTTCCGAAGATCTCGATCGCTTGTTGCTTGGTCATCAGCATTTTTGCCCCTATGTATAGCGCACTAGACAAATCATATGTCAAGCTCACTTAACGCACAAGGGATTAGTCTGCTAGACATGAAAACACTGGCAGACCGCCTACGCGCGGCCCTTCAAGAAGCTCAGATGAATCAGTCCGAACTCGCCCGCCGCGTAGGAGTTACGCGAGGCGCGGTTTCGTTCTGGCTGACCAGCGCTACCACAAGTCTGGCGGGTGAGAACCTCCTAAAAGTGGCGTCCGCTCTATCTGTTTCGCCGAATTGGCTCGCGACTGGTCGTGGCAGGATGAAGCCCGCCACCCTGCAGGAAATTTCCCTTCAGGAAAACCCCGAATACCCGGCGATCAGACGAGTGAAGATCAAGATTTCGGCCGGCATTACCGGCTATGGCATTGAGCCCCTCGAAGAAGACCACGCTCCGATCGTTTTTCACCGGAGTTGGTACGAGAGCAACGGATACGATCCCGAAAAATTGCTCGCGATCAAGGTCGCCGGTGCCAGCATGGAGCCAGGCCTTTACGATGGGGACTGGGTAGTGGTGAATTCGGCGGACACTTCGCCGCGCGACGGCGTTGCCTTCGCGCTGAGCTTCGATGGTGAGGTCGTCATCAAGCGCCTTTTCCGCACTGAAGGCCACTGGGTTGCGGCTTCCGACAACCAAGATAAGCGCATTTATCGCGACCGACCATTGAACGGCGATACGTTCATCATCGGCCGGGTCATTCATAAACAAAGCGAGCGCATATGAGATCGATCTTTCTTACATTTCCTTTTCTCCTGGCAGCCTGCGCCACGGTTCACGAAACATACGCGCCGGATGGCCGAAAGGCCTACGCGCTGAATTGCAGCGGCGCAGCTCGAGGCTGGGATAAATGCCTTGCTGCCGCTGGCGATAGGTGCGGTGCGGCAGGCTATGACGTCTTCGATCGCAACGGCGAACCGATGGCGGCGTTCGGCGGGGGGGCGAACGGTTTCGGAGGGGGCCTGACCGCGGAGCGCTCGATGATCGTCGCCTGCAAAGTGCACTGAAAAGCCGGTCGCCCTGAAAAAGGCCGCGAGAAGCGGCCTTTTCTGCATCTCGACTGTATAGTGTGCTTGACACACGCCCGCGCGAGGTGTTTAATGTGCTCAACATAGCACTGAACAGCGAGTCGATAATGCTCCACCACCCGATCTCACCCAGCCATATCCCCGCCGCATTCGAGGCGCAGGAAGACCGCGCGCGGGCGCTCGCCGAGGCGGCAGACGACGCATTCGAGGCCGCGGTCGAGCGCGCGGCCGACGACATGAACGCGGTCGACGTATTTAACGAGCTGTGCGGCTTCGACGCAGACGTTCTCGCGAAGCTGATGGCCGCTTATCGCGCGCGCCACGAGAGCCGCGAGAACCACGCGCATTACCTCTGGTTGCTCGACAACGCCTTCGAGGACGCGGCGCTTCTCGCGGCCGAAGGCATCGCTCGTCGGAGGGCGTGACGCCATGAGCCTCCTCGCCCAAGACCTGCTCGAACTGTCCCGCATGCCGCGCGGCGCGCTCGTGGAGCATCTGCTCCGCGAGTTGGCCTGCAACCTCATTGCGCCCGGCGTCGCCGATGTTCGGGGGGGATGCTGACATGGCGCGCATCGCAATGGGCGTGCTCGCCCTGCTGATTCTCTGGCTCGTCATCGAGATTGCGCGTGCGGTAAAGCGCATCGGGGACGACGAGCACCACATGCACTGACCAACCGCGCCCGCTACAGGAGAAAGACCATGACAACCGACGTGAATAACTTCGACCCGCGCTTCACCGTCACGCTTGCGGCGCTCCGCAAAGCTGGCGCGTGCTACGAGGGCTACAACAAGCTGGTTCGCTCGATCCAGGGCAAAGCGTTCAGCGCAGAAGACGCGGATCGCAACAGCTATATCCCCTTCAAGCACGACGCCGAAATTCCGTTGCTCGACATCCTCAAGAGCAACGGGCTCGACGATGCGCTATGGACGCTACGCTGCATATCGGGTGCCGACCGCGATCTGCGCTTGTTCGCCGTCTGGTGCGCGCGGCAAGTCGAGCACCTCATGCAAGACCAGTGCAGCAAAGACGCACTGAACGTCGCCGAACGCTTTGCTAACGGGGAGGCTACCGATGAAGAACGGGACGCCGCACGGGCCGCCGCACGGGACGCCGCACGGGCCGCCGCACGGGACGCCGCACGGGACGCCGCACGGGACGCCGCATGGGCCACCGCATGGGCCGCCGCATGGGCCACCGCAGGGGGCGCCGCAGGGGCCGCCGCACGGGCCGCCGCACGGGCCGCCGCACGGGACGCGCAAAAAGAGATGTTCGAGCGCATGTGTCTCGGCACCGCTCCTTGGCAACAAGCCAAGGTTGCCGCCTGACCACCCGCGCCCGCCCTGCGGGCAATCACACCACACCGAGGATAGACCATGAGCGAGATCACCACCGGGCCCGAACTCGAAGCGTGCGGCTGGTACGTGCGCACGAAGCGCACCGACGTCGACACGGCTGGCTGGCTCGTCGCCGACTGCTCGACCGTGCCGCACGGCAAGGAATACGCGCGGCTGTTCGCGGCGTCGCCGGCGATGCTCGCTGCGCTGTCGGGCCTCTACGAACTCGTCTCGACGCTCAGCGTGCCGGACGAAAAATACCTTCGCGTGACGGAAGCGGCCGCAGCTATCGCGCTCGCTACGCAGGCGCCCGAGGCTGCGCCGACGGCGGTACGGCACGTGACGATCGCTGGGGAGGGTCTGTGATGGCCTCGAATCTCATGCCGCTCGAAGCCGAGCTCGCAGACGTCGTGAAGCGGCAGCACACCACGATCGATCGATTGCTCGCGATGCTGATCCAGCGTGATCCCGACTTCCTTCCGACGCAAGACGCCATGTTTGCGCTGCATACCGCACGCGACGCGCTGAACGTGCTCGACAAAGTGACCGCGAAACGGGAGGTTTCGTGATGCGAGCCCCTCTCAACAGCCCAACGCTTGTATCGCGCGGTTACAGCCGATCGGTTGTATCGCGCGACTGGTTCCCGCTCGCGGTGCTTGGCGCGCTGTATCTGATCGCGTGCGGGGTTGCGCCGGCGGTCGAAATTCTGATGGGGATTGCACGATGAAATTCAGAAAAAAGCCGGTCGTCATCGACGCGGTGCAGTTCACGTTCGACATGGCGATGGGGCATGTCGCTCTACCCGAAGGAGTGAATTTCGGGGCTCGCAACTGCCATCCCGGCCGCAACGAGCCCCACAGCCACACCCACTACATCCAGACGCTCGAAGGCCGCATGAACGTCGAGATCGGCGACTGGATCATCACCGGCGTGAAGGGCGAGCACTACCCGTGCAAGCCCGACATCTTCGAAGCCACCTACGAGCCGGCGGACGCATGAACCCGATCACCTACCTGTGTGGCGCGCTCGACCGGCTGTTCGAGCGGAACCCGGTCTTTGCGATGGCGCTGATGATCGCCCTCGCCTTCGTCTGCATGATCGCGATCGCCTATCTCAACCAGGACGGTTCGTCCGTCTCCACTATCAATGCTAGGTATGCGTGATGCTGATCGAACACCTCGACATCGACGAGTACCACGCGCGGCCGCAGATCTCGAAGTCGCAGCTCGACACGATCAACGTTTCGCCCGCGCACTTCTGGGCGCTGCACCGCGATCCGGCGCGGCCGGCGCCGACCACGCGCGGCGGACAACTGGAAGGCAACCTCGCGCACTGCGCGATTCTCGAGCCGGACGAGTTCGGCAAGCGCTACGCGCTCGGCCCGACGCTGAACCGCAATACGAAGGCATGGAAGGAGTTCGTCGACGAGAATGCCGGCCGCATCGCGATCCAGCAAGACCAGTACGACACCGCGTGGCGCCAGTCGGACGCCGTGCGCGCACTTCCGGAGATTCGCGAGGCGCTGTCGCGGGGCCGCGCAGAAGTGTCGGCGTTCTGGAACGATCCGGCGACGGGCGTTGCGTGCCGCTGCCGGCCGGACTGGGTGCATGACCTGACCGAATCGAATGTGCTGCTCGTCGACCTGAAGACGTTCAGCAGCGCTGGCCCGGACGAGTTCCGGCGGCAGGCCGCCCGCAAGCGCTATCACGTGCAGGACGCGTTCTACAGCGATGGCTACGAAGCGGCGAGCGGCAAGGAAGTGCGCGCGTTCGTGTTCGTTGCAGTTGAGACGGAATGGCCGTTCGCCGCGCACGCAATGATGCTCGACGACATGTCGCGCGAGCAGGGCCGATCGGACTACGCACGCAATCTCGCGACCTACGCGCGCTGCGAGGACGCCTGCGAATGGCCCGGCTACTCGAAGGAAATCACCCTGATCACCCTGCCCCAATGGGCTTTCACAACGGACGAGGCATGACGATGGCAACGACAACCAACCTTGCTCAACTGAAGTCGACCTCGAAGATGGTCGCACGCGAGGCCGGCATAGGCAGCGTGAAGCAGTTTTTCGAATCGCAGAAGGGAACGCTCGCCGCGGTGCTGCCGCGTCACGTCAGCCCGGATCGCATGCTGAAGATCGCGCTCGGCGCGCTGCGCACGACGCCAAAGCTGATGGAGTGCACGGTGGAATCGCTGATGGGCGCTGTCGTGCAGTGCTCGCAGCTCGGCCTCGAGCCGAATACCCCCCTCGGCCATGCCTACCTGATCCCGTTCGAAAAGAAAAAGAAGATCGGCAGCGAATGGGTGACGGACAAGGTCGAGACGCAGATCGTCATCGGCTACAAGGGGCTCATCGATCTCGCGCGCCGTTCCGGCCAGGTCGTCAGCATCGCTGCGCACGCCGTGCACGAGCACGACCACTTCGACTATGCGTTCGGCCTCGACGAGAAGCTGGAGCACAAGCCGGCCATGTCCACGCGCGGCCGCGTGATCGCCTTCTATGCCGTCGCAAAGCTGGTCGGCGGCGGCCATGCATTCGAGGTGATGAGTGCCGAGCAGGTCAACGAGATCCGCGACGCCAGCCAGAACTACAAGTTCGCGCGTGACAAGTCGAAAACGGTCTGGGGCCAGCACTACGAAGAGATGGGCCGCAAGACCGTGCTGCGCCGGCTGTTCAAGTACCTGCCGGTAAGCATCGAGCTCGCGAGCGCGGCCGCGATCGATGATGTCGGCGCCTCTGGCCGCTCCCAGGCGCTCGATACCGTCCTCGACGGCGACTACATCACGCCGACCGATGACGAGCCGGACGACGACGGCGAGATAGATGCGCCGGCCGGCCTGACCGATCAGCGACAGCAGCAACGCGACATGGCGCTGCCGTCCTACGACGACCTGCTCAGCCAGATCCGTAACGCGAATGACGAGGAAGTGCTCGCCCTCGTGCTGGACAGTGCGCGCGACCTGCCGCAGACCGAATACGTGAAGCTCGAGCAGGCGTATCAGGATCGCCGCGAAGTGCTGCTCGGCGCGTAACCTCTTCCCTCACCACCCGGAGCAACCATGTTCAACGTTCAAGACACGCTCGCCAAGATCACGTCGTGCACCAACCGATCGGAGAAGCACGGAAAGGAGCGCGAGCCCGCGATCTCCATCGGCCTGACGCTGGTCGGTGGTGGCGAGTTGCTCGATCAATTCGACGCGGCCCTCCGACCGATGTTGTATCGGAAGCCGCAGCCGAAACCAGGCGAACTTCCGATGGAGCACGCAGGGTTGACGGAACTGCGATTCCCGCAGCTGCGCAACATGCGCTGGGACAAGAGCTATTCGGGGCACCTGCTGCGTTTTCACATCGGAGCATCCGGCGCTGAAGACGTCTTGCTGCCCGAGTGCGAGATCAAGGAAATCTCATTTGTGACGATGGATGGCGGCTCCGTTGAGGTCTCATTCAAGGTGAACGCTCATCCGAAAGATGATGAGGACCACGGAAAGATCGCGCGCCGCGTGCAGCAGGAGATCGGCATCACGTTGACGCCGCCGAGCGACTACGTCGAGCCGGGCCTGTTCGGCGATGCGCCGCCGGCGGCTGACGAGCACCGGCCGTTCGCCGGATCCGACCTCGACACGCACCCCGACGAGGAAGTCGAGGAAGAGTGAACCACCAGCCGCGCGGCACACGTCGCGCGGCAACCCGGCCTCAACGTCGGCGACATGGGTGATGGGTGGGCGCCGTCACACCGGCTTATTCATGCCAACGCTGCCACATGCGAACCGTGTCGCCGACATTGAGGCTTGATCTACTGATTTAGAGGATGACGGTGAATGAGCTTCATCTTTTCGCGGGCGCTGGTGGAGGAATCCTTGCAGGTCAACTGCGGGGGAACCGATGCGTATGCGCCGTTGAATTTGATCCCTACGCGCAAGCAGTCCTCGTTGCTCGGCAGAACGACGGAACCTTTCCTCCGTTCCCGATTTGGGATGACGTTCGAAATTTTGACGGCAGACCTTGGCGCGGAATTGTTGACATCGTGGCTGGCGGCTTTCCCTGCCAAGACGTCAGCGCAGCCGGCACCGGTGATGGGATTGACGGCGAGCGAAGCGGACTCTGGACCGAAATGGCTAGGATCATTCGCGAAGTACGACCCTTCTGCGTCGAAGTGGAAAACAGCCCAATGCTCACTTCTCGGGGACTCGGACGAGTTCTCGGAGACTTGGCCTCGATGGGGTTCGATGCGGAATGGGGAGTGCTATCTGCGGCCGATACAGATGCCCCTCATCTACGGGAACGCATCTGGATCCGAGGTTATGTGGCCGACGCCTACCGTGCACGGGAACCACAACATGCCGGGCGCGAGCGCGAGTTCTGGGTGGGGTCTGTCGAGCGCCGCGAAGCTCTGGCCCACACCGACGGCAAGCCTCGCAGACAAGGGCGGCCGGATCACGCCACGCAAGGGGCACGAGGGTGTAACGCTGATCGAAGCGGTGTCGTCGCGAATGTATCCGACGCCCTGCGCGATCGATGCGGGCAGTGGCCGCGTCAACAAGAGCCCGAGTCCGGGAGCTGCGGAACGTCCAACGCTGGCGATGATGGCGCGCAAGGGAATGTGGCCGACGCCGTGCGCGAGCGCGAGCAAAGGATCATCACCGGCGGCGCTGAAGCGCAAGAGCGGGAAGGATCGTTCGAACGATCGGATCGACCACGCGGTTATGGCTTCGGACGGTGGCCAGCTGAACCCGGAATGGGTCGAGTGGTTGATGGGATGGCCCATCGGGCACACCGCATTAGAACCCTTGGAAACGGCCAAGTACCGCGAGTGGCTGCAACAGCATTCACCCTTCTCAAGCGATGACGAGAACACCTGAGGACCAAATACTATGACGACCACACATAGCCGCGCTGATGCGCTGACGGACGACGAGCGCATCGTACTCAAAACGCTTGCCAATTGGAGAGGGCTCGGCAATAGGGAGCGTTCCGCGCTTATGAAGATCCTCGCCGCACCCCCTGTCGAGCAGCCCGAATTCACAGACGAATGTGCGGATTGCGGTTGCCTCCACCCAGGGGAATATTGGGTCCACCCTCGCGTGTGGAGCGGCAGCGGCATGGCCGTTGACGGTGGGAAGCTTTGCCTTGTCTGCCTTGAAGCCAGGTTGCAACGGCGACTGACTGTCGCAGACTTCCCCGCCGATGCCGCCATCAATCGGTGCGTCCTGTGGGATTTTTCCGAGCAGCCCGCAGCAGCGCCGATCGACGAGGTGACGTGCGCCCGCATGGGGCACGGCGTCGTCGCGATCGGCGACTGCTTCTCGCCCGAATTGCAGGAGCCGGGCATCATCTTCATGGAGCTTCCCGAGCAGCGTGACATCGGGCTCGACACTGGGGACGTCTTCCCGGAGGGATCGCGCGCGCCGTCCGACAAGATGCTCGCGTACATATCGTTCGCCAACCCCAATGCGATCGACCAGACGATTTCCGTTCTCCAGCGCATCAAGGCGAAGCACTTCCCCGTACCCTCGCCGGCGGACGAGCGGGCGGCGTTCGTAGAACGCGTGATGGGAATGTTCGAAGCGTGGCCGAAGGGCAAACCTGGCCCTACTGACGAGCCCGAATCTCATTATCGCTTTGGCTATAACACCGCTCTCGAAGATGTTCTAACTGCGCTCGACGTAGGCTCACCGACGCGCCGCGCCGCATCAGCCAACGAGACGGGGGCGGATGGGGCGAAGACCGAAGCCGAGATTCGCAAGACGATGACGCCCGAGCAGATCCGGCTCGAACGAAATCTGACGTGCGAGGCGATCGACGGCGCGATGTCGTTCGGCTACCAGAACACGAATCCGCCGCCGAGCGCCGATCACTGGCTCGCGCCGTTCTGGAAGATCGGGCGAAAGCAGTATGCCGCTGAATTCGCGCTGCACTATCTCGACGATCAACTGACTGAATACCTTAAAGGCATGCCGGCCGACGAGACGAGCCGCAACCTTCGCGACATCGCGCGGAACGCACTGGTGGACATCGAGGCCGCACCCCGCTCGCCCGCTATGGCGGCGGAAGCGCTGGCCGAAGAGCACAGCACTATTGAATGCCAAGCGCATAGCGGGCCCGATTGTACCGAGTGCGGCGGCACTGGCGTTTGGTCCGGGAAGGCCGACGAGCGGGCGGCGTCATGGCATTGTGAAGATCCCGTACAGAAATGCAGAGCTCAGTGCGACAGTTGCGCCAAACAAGCCCGCGCGGCAACCGAGATAGCCGACGAGCGGGCGGTGTCGTTCGAGGCGTGGTGTGATCGCTTTCCGGAAATCAGTGCAGTCGAGCGGTTGCGGGATGCATGGCAAGAAGCCCGCGCGGCGCTCCCCGAAGATCGAATTGATTGGATCGCGAATACGCATTGTCCCGGCGGCACGGCCTATCCGGTCAACGTGAAGAACGCGATCCGGGAGGCGTTGCGCGAAGCCCGCATCTCTGACAACGATACGGGGGCGGAAGCGGTGGCGATCCCGCAATCGGTGATCAATGCGCTGCGCTTCTATGCAAACGGCCACCACTTCAACATCGACGAGAATCACCAGCAGTTTGACACGGTGAGCGGCGAGCCGCAGAACTGGCTGTGCAGCGAGCGTGACGACGACTGCACGATGATCGAGGACGGCAGCATCGCGAAGGCCGCGCTCTGCGGTGGTGTGCTCGGCTTCGAAGAATCGGAGAAGCCGATCGAAGGCGAAGTGTTCACTGCCGCTCAGCAGCCAGCGCAGGCAGACGCTCGGGTCGGGCTGACGGCTGCTGCGCGCGCCACGATCATGGACGCCTGCCAGAGCATCTCGCGGAATGCCGACGGCGTAAAAGCCGGATGTGCGATCGGCGATGAATGGCCGGACGCCGAGGACAAGGCGTTCTACGACGCAGAGCTGCAGTTGCTCGCGCGCTTGGTCGCCCTGCTCAACGATTCGGGCCAGTCGGAGCCGGAAACAGCAACAGTTGCTCGCATCGAGCAGTTGCGCAAGGCCCTGTTCGAGTCACGCGATGCGATGAGGGTCATGTCGAACTGGGCGAAGAAACCTGATCCGGCCGGACACTCGTGGGCCGTGCGCATGGTCGATCGCGCGAACGCCGCACTGAATGGTGAGCCGGAGCCGCGCGCCGAGGTGACGGGAGGCGATGAGCTCAAAGCGAGACGCCTTATCCGATACGGCGAATGTCGGTGCATCTTGACGCAATACTGCGATGGGATGTGCAACCCGATTTACGAGGACGACGCCCGCACCGGAGCCTCATCATGACCACTCCCCGAATCAAGAACGACGACATTCTTGCGCAGCTCGCAAGCGGCACGAAGACCATCTATCAGCTCGCATTCGCGCTTGGCGTTCAGCCTGCCGTTCTTCAATGTCGAGTCGACATGCTCTTTTATTCGGGCCGCGTTCGCATCGACTTGCGATGTACGAATGACCTCGGTTATTGCCTCCCACCGGTCGAATCATCGCCGCGAGCGCCGCTCGATACGCCGGTAGGAGAACGACGCACCGGCCCGAACCTTCAATCGACGCTCTCCGGATACGATCGCGAATTCGCGTGCCGTCGAGAACTTGCTATGGCGACGAGGACGCGATGAGTAACAGGGAGAAACAGTCGCCAGAGCGCACGTGCTCATGGACGCCCGCAGACTGCAGATCGGATATCTGGGAGACATCCTGCGGTAAGGATGTCGCGCTCGATGATACGCCGCAGGAATACGGCATGTGCTATTGCTGCTACTGCGGTGGCAGATTGTTTAGCTTTGCAGAAAAGGAATGCAAGGTGTGGAAATGAAGAAAATTCTGTCACGAGAGGAAGTCGAACGCCTCTGGCATAACTCGAATAACGACGGCACGCTATGCAGTCAGTTGATGAGTTTTTCCGCAGCCCTCGAATCCGCATTGCTGGAGAAATTGTACGGGCAGCCGGTAGGCAAAGCCGGGAACATGCCGGGCATCCATGGTTTCACGATGGCAGCGTTTTATGCCGATGACGTGCCGGTCGGAACGCCCCTCTACACCCGCAACCGGAGCAAAGCATGAGGCGGCTGCTTTGCTTTGTTGGCTTTCACGGATGGGTTATTTGGAGTGACAAGCCATATGGAAAATTCCGCACTTGCCGCCACTGCCAGAAAACACAGATACGGGGTGTGGGGATGAACGGAATCGCCCCATGGCATACGGTAAAAATGGAGAAGGCCAATCATGAAGATCACCGATGACATGTTGACGGAGTGGTTTCCTAAAAATATCAAGCCGATTCACATCGGCTTGTACCAGCGATATTACGGAGATGATCTAACGGAAATTCCAGACTATTGGGACGGTAGTCGCTGGTGGATCTGTACATCGTCCGGAAACATAGTTACACGATCAGGAATTTCGCTACCGTGGCGCGGCATAAAGGAGAAGCACCATGGATGAACGCGAGATGTTCGAGGCGTGGCGCAAGTCGCTGATGGCACACCCGAACCTGATGAAGGATGCAGACGGGTATTACGAGGACTACGACACGCAGATCGCCTGGTCTAGCTGGCAAGCCGCCCGCCGCACCACGCCCGACAGGGAGGCGATAACGAAGCTTGCCGAGATCAACGGTCAGCTTCGCGAGCAGATCGAACGCTACCAAGCCGTCTGCGCTGCCGCATACCAGCTTGTTGGTGTGGTCGATGGACCATTGCGCTTTCTGGATGCGTTGAGCAATGCGGCCAATGGCGAACCGATGAGCACGGAGGATGCGTTAAATCTGCTGCCAGTGACGCTGGACGAGTGCGATTCCTTCAGGACCGCCCCCACTAGCGATAAGGGAGGTGCGGCGAGGAATGGCAGGACGGATACCAGTCGGAGCGCCCCTGCTAGTGAGGAAGAGCAGAAATGACCAGCCGCCGCATCAACGGAACCGCCGTGTTCGATGTCCTGCGCACCGGCACGCACACCGCGCGCGAGATCGCGACTAAGCTCGACACACCGGCCGCCGAGCCGCGCCTCGCACCCAACCTGCAACCCACGCGCGCCGGCTACGATCGCGAGATTCGTGGCTGGCTCAAACTGTGTATGCTTGCGAGGACATGATGATGGAAACGAACGAAGTAATCAGCCTCGCTCGCCGCGCAGTGCAACTCTACGCAGAGACGCACCCGCGCCCCACACAGGTCACGCAGCTTCAAGCTGCCGAAATGCTTGGGATCAGCCGCGCGACCGTGAGCCGGATGGTGAAGGCGGGACAGCTCAAACTGAACCGCTGCGGCATGATCCCGATCGAGCTAGTCGACGAGGCTCGAGCATCGGTTTAGAGGCGCGCCGCGATGTCCTCTGCCGACTCACGATAGTAGGTCTGGTGCAAGATTTTCAGGTCAGCATGGCCGCTGATCTTCGCCAGCGTCATGACATCGACTTTGCGTGCCAATCGGGTGAGAGCCTCGGCGCGGGAGTCATGAAAATGCAGGTCGGCAATCTCAGGATATGCGGCCACCAATTGGTCGCGAGCCTTGCGGAACAGCGTGTCCAATGAGCCTGACGAAATCGTGAAGCATTTTTCGCGATCCGCGACCGGTTTCAGAAGCCGCACAGCATGCTTCGACAACGGCACTGCACGCGGCTTCCCGGTCAGGTGCTGCATCTTGTGCGGCACTGTCGCGACGCGCCGCTGCAGGTTAAGCGTCTTCTTCCCCAGGCTGAGAATCTCGCCCGCACGCATGGCGGAACGAAGCGCCACCAGGAAGGCGAGCGCGGCCTCTTGGCTCCTGGTTTCCGGCGCGACGCCCGATCGATAGCCGAGCATCCGGCAGAGCATGCGGACCTCGAGCGGTAATATGCGACGATCGCGCGGCGGCGGATCTGCCGGCAAACGAAACCCCTCGAAGGGATTGGTCTCCATCCAGTGCCACTCCTTTCGCGCGATGCCCAGTGCGTTGCGCAACCAGCTGATATCGCGCTGCACTGATGCAGCCGACACAGCTGGCACCTTCTCCCCATTGCTCCCCACGAACCCTTTCAACCGCGCGTCGCGCCATGCCGCGAGATCGGGGGTTTTCAACTCGGCCAGCGTCCTGTCAGCCAGCTCCGGGAAGTTACGCAGGAACGCGCGCAGGCGCAGCGATTCGGGCCGCGCGCCGCGCTTTGATGGGATGATGTCGTTGTCGTATCGCTCGAGCGTCTCGCGCAGCGTGTGCAGCTCAGCCGCTGGCAAGTCCTTGCGCTGCCGCAGTTCGCTTTCGCGCGAAGCAGCCCATGCCTTCGCCTCACGTTGCGTGCGGAATACCTTGGAATCTCGGGTACCGAGGACCGAGATCTGGACGCGCCAGCCGTCCTTGTGGGGAATGATTGAGGCCAT